GTATTTCGTAGAGCAATAGGTAGTAGAAGTGGTATGGGTGCAGGCGGCACATTATTTGAACCATTTAACTTGGCTTACACAAATACCTATTTAATGTCAGGTAGTATGATGGGCGGCTTGGCAACATATGAATTATTTGCTGGCTATCAAAAGTTAGTAGGTAAGATGTTTGGTAGCTATATTGAATTTAGTTGGAAACCAACAAGTCATATTTTAAATATTCTACAACGTCCATTTGCACAAGGCGAACAAATTCTAATCAAAAGTCAGAATTATCGCCCAGACTGGGTATTACTACAAGATATCTATGCCAAACAATGGCTCAAAGATTATACGCTGGCAAGTTGTAAAATTATGCTAGGTGAAGCACGCTCTAAGTTTGGTAGTATTGCCGGCCCTGGTAGTGCCATTACACTAAACGGTACAGCACTATTGACTGCTGGTACTGCTGAACTTAAAGACCTTGACAAAGAAATGGAAACATACATAGCTGGCGGGACTGGTTATGCATTTGTTATTGGCTAATAAATATTTGACCTTGTAATAAAACTGTTATATAATAGAGTTACTTTAGGGGGCTCTATGATCATAGGCGTTTGCGGTTTTATTGGTTCAGGCAAAGATACCATTGCCGATTATCTCACTAACTTTCACGGATTCCGTCGAGAATCATTTGCCAACAGTCTTAAAGATGCAGTGGCACAAGTGTTTGGCTGGGATCGAACAATGCTAGAGGGCCGCACAAAATCCGCACGTGAATGGCGTGAGCAAGTGGATCCGTGGTGGAGTAATCGATTGGGATATTCTATAACCCCACGATGGGTATTACAGTTTTGGGGAACTGAAGTTTGCCGCAAAGCATTTCACGATGACATATGGATTGCCAGCTTAGAAAACAAGTTACGTAACAGCACCGACGATGTTGTCATTAGCGATTGTAGATTTCCCAACGAAATCAAGTCAATTTGGGATGCTGGCGGTATTGTTGTACGAGTTGTTCGTGGCCCAGAACCTGAATGGTACGATGCAGCAATCAGCATGAATAAAGGCGACCGAGGCAATATGACTTGGGCATTGAGCAAGGCTAAAATGGAAGAGTTGAAAATTCATGCTAGCGAAACAGCATGGGTTGGAACCGAGTTTGATGCTGTATTAGACAACAATGGAGACATTGATGACTTGTTTACGCAGGTTAAAGGTCTGGTGTCAAATCTCCCTGCTTCCACTTTACACCTTCACGATGAAGAAGTCTCTGACAGTTTGCACACACTGTCTTGAGATTAGCAGGCCGACAGTTGTCCAAATTGCCGTCCACATGAAATACCGCAAACACTTCTGAGTGTGGACTTTTAAATCCACATTTATCGCATGTTGGTTTAATGCGGTATCCTGAACGGTACCATCTTGCAACCCCAGCATTAGCCACACCCTTCATACAGACATTACACATACTGCGATAGTATGTGTGTCCGTTCTTGCGATAATTAACTGCGGCCGGCCTATAACCGCAGGAACATAGTGGTCTCATCATGTATTTAATCAATAGTAGGCCTTTTGAAGGCCTTTTCAGTATGCTATAACAGCTAGAAAAACCAAAAAACCTATAAATACATTAGAACATGTATTCATGGAGATAAAACATATGGCTCAATTAAGTTCACCAGGCGTAAGCGTAACAGTAATAGACGAGAGTTTCTACACTCCAGGTGCTGCCGGCACTGTACCGTTAATTGTTGTTGCTTCCGCAGAAAATAAACAAAACGGTGCAGGTACTGGTACCGCACCCGGAACACTGGCAGCAAACGCAGGCAAAGTATATTTGCTTACAAGCCAGAAAGATCTTGCAGATACATTTGGCGTACCCAAATTTTATACTGACTCAAACAACAATCCTATACATGCTGGCGAACAGAATGAATATGGTTTAGAGGCTGCTTACAGCTTTTTAGGTGTAAGCAATCGTGCTTATGTTGTTCGTGCAGATTTAGATCTTGATCAACTAACAGGTAACGCAGATGCTCCGCACGGCGAACCAGCTGATGGAACATACTGGTTTGACACAGCAGATACTAAGTTTGGTATCAACGAATTTAATGCTGATTCTCCTGCATTTGTTCCAGCCAATGTACGTTACCCAACAGTTATTACCGATGTTAATCAATTAGTTCTTGGAGATGCAACTGCTGCTCCTTTAAGCTCAGTTGGTGCAAACGGCGAATATGCGTTAGTGGCAACTACTACACTTAACAGATTATACTACAAAAAAGTTTTAACAAATACAGCCGCAGGAACATGGGTTCTAGTTGGAAGTCCAGAGTGGAAAGCAAGCTGGCCAACTGCAACTGGAAATGCACTAAATCCAACACCGTTGGCAGGCGATGCAATTGTCATTAACGGCACTACAATCACTGGGCCAACAACATTAGCCGCACTAGTTATTGCCATCAATGCTGCAAACATTTCAGGTATTGCCGCAGCCGCAATCAGTGGATATTTAAATCTGTATTCCACAGGCAACAACATTGCAATTAGCGGTAGCACAGTGGCAAAAGTTGGTTTGAGTTCAGTTACATATGCTCCTCCTGCATTGGCCATCAGCAAGCACACACAAGTTCCAACATTTGACGTGGACAATCGCCCAACTGGTTCAATTTGGATTAAAACAACTAAACCTAACCAAGGTGCAGACTATATTGTTAAAAAATACAGTTCAGCTACTGGTGCATGGGTAGAGCAAGCAGTTTCTTTATACTCAGATGCAGCATTTGCACTTAATGGATTAGATCCACTAGGCGGCGGATTAGGACTAGCAATTGGTACTGTTTATGTAAAGACAGACGATTATCAGAATTCAGTAGCAACTTCTAAAATCTATGCACGTTCTGGAGTTGGTTCAACTGTGGTGACTTCAGTTGCCATTACAACTGGGCATAATTTTAATGCAGGTACAAATTATATTGGTTTTGATATAACTCGTGCTGGATCAAATGAATACACTAGCGTTAGTATTGAATTTGAAGCAGGATCTGATCCCGTACAAAACGTAAATTCATTCTTGGATCAATTACATTCACAACTAACTGGTCTTCCGGTAACTGCTACAAGAACTCCTACTAACCAAGTTGTTCTTAGCCATACAGAAGGCGGAGACATTAAAATTTACAATGGTCCTAGTGATACAGCCGTTAAATTATTTGCAGTTGGTACAACTGCTAATTTCTACGCAGATCCGTACGATGATGCTTTAGGTATTGCAACTTTATGGACATCATCGTTTGATATTACATCAAGCGACACTGCACCTGTATCAACTCCAATGGATGGTACATTGTGGTATAACACTATGATTGATGAAGTTGATATCATGGTACATACTGGATCAGGCTGGGCTGGTTACTATTATGTTTCAGGTAGCAATACAACAGGCCCGATTGTTAGTGCAACTAAGCCAACATTACAAACTGACGGTACTCCACTAGTTAATGGAGATTTGTGGATTAGCACTGCTGATTTAGAAAACTTCCCGCTAATTTCCAAATTCAACGGTGTTACTAAGAAATGGGTACTGCTTGACAACGCAGATCAAACAACACAAAACGGTGTTTTATTTGCAGATGCACGTTGGAATACAAGCGGAGAAGGTCCGGATGCAAGTTCCATTATGGATTTGTTAGATAGCGATTTCTTAGATCCAGATGCACCAAATCCAGCACTATATCCAGCAGGAACATTGTTATGGAATCTGCGTCGTTCAGGATTTAACGTTAAGAAATATCACGAAAATTACATCGATGTTCTTGCACGTAATCATCGTGCTGGCGATGAAGAAATGGTAAATTATTACCCAGCACGTTGGGTCAGCTATGCTGCCAATCAAATCAACGGTGCAGGATCCTTTGGACGTAAGGCAGTGCGTGAAGTTGTTCTTGCCGCGTTGAATTCAGAAATTAACAGCAACACAAACTTACGTGATGAAGAATCACGTATTTTCAACTTGATGGCTTGCCCAGGTTATCCTGAAGCAATTACAGCGTTAGTTGGCTTAAACTACGATCGTGGACAAACTGCATTCGTGGTTGGTGACACACCAGCACGTTTAACACCAGATGCTACTACATTGAGCAACTGGGGTAACAATACAGCAAATGCCGCAGTGAACGGTGACTACGGATTGATTACAACAGATGCTTATCTTGGCGTGTTCTATCCATGGGGTTATACAACAGACTTGTTAGGTAATAACATTGTTGTTCCTCCAAGCCACATGATGTTGCGTACAATTGCTCTAAGCGATAATGTTTCTTATCCATGGTTTGCTCCAGCAGGAACACGTCGTGGTGGTATTACCAATGTTAGCTCAGTAGGTTATGTTGATCCATTAACAGGCGAATTTAATGCAACTGCATTGAATACCGGACAACGTGATACATTGGCTAGCATTCATGTAAATCCAATTACATACATTACAGGTACAGGCTTAGTTAATTACGGACAATACACACGCCAGCTAAGTGCAAGTGCATTGGACCGTATTAACGTTGCTCGTTTAGTAATTTATCTACGTAGACAGTTTGCTCAGTTGGCCAAACCATATGTGTTTGAACCAAATGATACTATCACACGTAACGAAATTAAACAAGCCGCTGAAAGCCTATTGCTTGAATTGGTAGGCCAACGTGCATTGTATGACTATCTTGTAGTTTGCGATACATCAAACAATACACCAGCAAGAATTGATCGTAGCGAACTATACCTTGATGTCGCAATTGAACCAGTGAAGGCAGTGGAGTTTATTTACATTCCATTACGCTTGAAAAATACTGGCGAGATTAAAGGTCTATAATAATTAGGAGAACATAAATGTCAATTGCATCATTATCAAGATTTACAGTACCGCTAGCAAGTAATCAAAGCTCTGCTACACAGGGTCTACTAATGCCAAAAATGAAATACAGATTTCGTGTTTCATTTGAAAACTTTGGAGTCTCAGGCAGTACTGTTGAATTAACAAAACAAGTCGCTGAAGCGGCACGCCCAAGCGTTAAGTTTGAAGATAAGACTATCGAAGTTTACAACAGCAAGATTCACTATGCTGGTAAGCCAACATGGGCTCCTGTCGCAATCAAACTACGTGACGATATCACTAACGCAGTTACTAAACTTGTCGGCGAACAAAATCAGAAACAGTTTGACTTCTTTGAGCAAGCAAGTGCTACAAGTGCAGGCGATTACAAGTTTATCACACGTATCGAAATGCTAGACGGTGGTAACGGTGCTGAAGCAATTACAGTACTTGAAACTTGGGAATTGTACGGTTGCTACTTAGAATCAACAAACTATCAAGCACTTACCTACACAGGTAGTGCAGACATTATGTTGATTGACTTGTCAATTCAATATGATAACGCACAACAAATCGGTGCTGGTGCTGGAATGGGTACTCCAGGCTTTGTACAAAAGCGTGGAACTGCTGTTACCGGTGGCGGACTTTACTAAGATATACAAAAACCCACTTCGGTGGGTTTTTTAACGACTAATCATTAACTGTGCAGTTTATATTTTAAATAAATACTGTTATGGCATTCACTCCAACTAAATTTTTAACAGCAGATTCACATGTACTATTACGCGATTTTCAACATGCGAGTAGGACATTTGCATCAGATCAGTTTAGACTTGCACCCAAGTTTGATTTTCAATTCCATGTGGCATTTAATATCAATCCTGCGGCATTGAAAACGATAGACTTATCTCAGCGACACAGAAATGAGATTAATATGTTAGTTAAAAAAATTGGTCTACCTAAATTTACTATGACCACTGAGCAAGCTAATCAGTATAATAGAAAGAAACAAATACAAACACAACATAAGTTTGAAGATATTGCTATTACATTTCATGATGATAACATGAGTTTGATTAATCAACTATGGCAAAATTACTATAGTTATTACTATGCTGATTCAACAAGTGCAAAAGCACCCGGTTCTTATAATAGAAAT